CTCATTTTCCATGGTTCAGGGTGAACCACTACAGTTTTGGGTAGATTTTCAAACCTCTCTTCTTTTATTGGTCGTCTAAATATTCATGGTGTTGATTCAGGAAATGCATAAAGCTTCTCTCCTATTGAATATTTAGAAATCTTGGGAATAGTATTTCATAGTTCAGTAACTCTTGAATCGTATCCAAATGTAGCATATGTTCTTGCTTTAACAAGCTCTTCCATAGTAAGTACATTTTTATCAGGGAAACGTTCTTTTACCATTATCGAACCACGTACCATTCTCTTGATATCACGTTGAGGACCATCTAAATATCACTTTGACCCGAGGAAGGCCCCTAAATAATGCTCATTTGGTTTTGCAGAATCTTCGTCATTTATATTGTTGACTACTCCAAATGTTCTTCATTCAGATACTGAAATGGCTTGGCCATCGATAGCATTATGAGATATAATTAGATTGTCATCACCACAAACCTTAATGTTTACTACATTACTGAGTTGCTCAGTCTTTAATAAAGAGTAGTTTAACATAAGTAAGTTACTAATACCATCTACCATATTAGTAAACACTGATCCTGACGTAATACCGCGATTACGATTTATAAAACCAGTTACTGGATGATAAATATGTCCATATATAATATATCCAACAAGTTTATCAAACAAGGTTTGTTCGTAATCAGATAGACTAAAATGAGATCTTATCATATTAAATGATTCAAGTAAAATAAAACTAGGAATTGTTTGATCAAATGATGAATAATCTCCTGTTGCTTTATGATATTTACGATAAGATAACATAAGTTCAAAAAGTTCTGTTTGTAAATCACCAATAACAAGTGCAGAATCTTTTGACTCAATAAATAATTGTGTGAGTTGAACACCGAATATTAACTCAACTATTGTTACAACAAATGGTGGACAAAAGACATCACGTCCTTTATAACCTTTATTTCCTGATTGATAAACTGTGAAATCAACTCAAGGATATTCGAAAACACCGAAATCGAAAGACTTAGTCTGAATGCTTAGCATTGTTTCGTTTAAAATATGTTTCAAATCTCCCTTTTTCTTAAACAGTGGAAAACCACTTGATGAGTTTTTGTTAATTGCATTTCATATGACATCGGTGTCATAACAAGGTTTTAATTTTGTTTCAAAACTAAGAGGTTTAAAAACTTTGTCATTAACAATTTTAGACACTAAATGAAGCGCTCTAGAATCTACGGAGTAGTCTGGCTTAGCCAAGAGAGTTTCTTTCATTTTTAATAAACCCTCAATTCGTTGATTTCTATCTAACATATCCTTTTTCCACTTGTAAATTTCTTTTCAACTACAAAATCCTGCATGAACGTAGTGTCAAGCGACTCCAGAATGGATACCATTCGGATGAAAATTCATTAATCTAGTGTTAACCCAAGAGGGTACGTTAATTTTAATCAAGTTAATGAAATAATGTTTAAAGTTGTCTAATTTAGCGTTTTGGCTACTAAATAACCTGTTTATTGTTCTATCTGAATTTCTTTGACTATTCTTGTATCTATAGAAAGCACGACGTCTTTCTCTTTTTGTTTTAATCCTTGGTTCATGTATTATTTTTACTTTACTAATCTTTTGAGCGTAGCCCGAGTAAAGCCTCGTTCTAGTAAAAGAAAAATTTGAAATAAAAGAAAATTTAAAATTTTGATAATTTTT